CACGCCACGTACACATCCCCGCTGATCGAGCTATACCACCCCGTCGTGATGAGCGCGCTGGTCTGCACCCCATCGATCACCACCGCATCCGGGTCCAGAGCCAGCATCAACGACACATAGTCCGTCCCGGTCACCTGTGCGGCCGTCGCTTCCGTAAACCCCGCATAATAGCTTCCCGACACTCCATTGGTAAATTCGTTAAATGTCCCAAGGGAAATCTTTTGGATGCAGGTCGTGCCTGCCGGATTGGCCGACGTCGGCGCCACCCCATCCCTCACCGTCGTTGCCGTAATACTCGTCACCGCGGTGCCAACGACCCCGAACTCCGGCACCGGCGTCGTGCCGGCAGGATAAAGAACTGGTGGAAAAATAAAATCCGTGGCGAGCTGCCATAATATCAAGAAGAGCTCCCCGAGCGAAAATATCACATTCCCGGTATAGCTTTGGGGTGGGGTCGCCCCGCTGTTCACATAGGTCCACGTTCCTATAATGATGCCTGTGAATGGCGGATATTGGGACGGCGCCTGGAATTGTAAAGGAACCTGGCTGGGCTGCCCAAGCATGTTGGAGTAAATCGAAAAAGTCGACGCAGGCGCGTCCGGCAATCCGTTCATGGGAAACGGCAGCCCTCCCGAGGAAGACCCTAGAAACCGGTTCAGCGTCACAGTTCCCGCGACGGTCACAGTCAATTGCCCCGTCGACGGCGACCCGCTCACATAACTGTAATCCACGTCGATATTCAGCGTCGAGATTGCCGGCAACAAATCAACGCTGCCGTCGCCGATATTCATTACTAAAGCGTCTCCCAAAGCGGAATCAGCAGACTCGCCGCGTAATTCCAAACCACCGACAAAGCCTGCGACCCGGAAAGGTACGAATTGAAAGTGAGCGTCGATCCGGACACCGCGTAATCCCCAAGCGCCTGGTAAACATGCGTTGCCGTATTGGCCGGCGTCGCCGACAGGCCGCTCCCATTCGTAATAATGCACGCGGAGAACTGCCCATAGGCATTCGACGTCACATCCCCATAGATAATTCCGCTCCCACCCACCGCGAACACCAGCGCATGCACGCTTCTGGGAGCCGCCCCCAGCGTCATATTAGACGGGATCAAACTCCCCAGCGTCCCATTCACAACTCCCAATTTAAAAGTAGGATTCCCATCCATGTCATAAGTCGTGGCATTGTACAGTTGCAGCGGCGTAAGCGGTGTCGCAACTGCCCGCTGCCGCTTCGCGTAAAAAACCTGCCCCGTGCTCGCCTGAAACGAAAACACCCCCACCCCCGCCGTCATCACACCCAGCCGGTTCGCCGGCGCCAGATGGCCCACCGGCTGCGTGCTCGCATCCGCGAACTTCCCCGTCCTCACATCATATCCATTGGGATTTGCGCTCATGGTTTACAAACGTTTGTAAAATCAAAAATCACTTGACCCGGCATAGCCTGGCGAAGCCGGTTCATCCGATCAGCGCTCCCGTATTGCCGTTGTACACCACCGGATTCCACCCCAGCGGCCCGCTCCCCAGCAGCTCCTGGGCGCTTTGGAATAACTTCCCAACCTGCCGGTAAGTCATCGGCCCCCACAGAAGATTTTTGCAATTCGGCGGCAGAATAATATCCTCCGGCACCCCGAAAATCGTCCCCATCGAGGAAGGATTCGGCACCTGATAACTCCAATAGGACCTGCGCAGATTCACCCCCGGCACCAGATACGCCTCCTCGCCGCCCAGGTTGTCGCCGGCGTTCGGAGGGAACCCCAGGAACAATCCCGTCGTCGGATCGAAAGACGCGCTATTGAGCGGCGCCCCCTGCGTCCCCCCCAGTACCGAGACGAATTGCGGATGCGTCTCGATCGGCTCCCGGTTCAGCGCCCCGTTGAACTCCACAATATAAGTCGTCGGGTCCGCCGAAAGCCCGATGTAATCAAGCGTCGCAAGGATCGTCTTCAACTTCCCGTATTTGATCCGCCGCTGAAAACACAATGCGTCCGGCTCCAGCGGATGCGCGCTCCAGAGCGGCGGCACAATGGGCGCCAGGCTCGCGTCCCCCTTCAAAATCAGTTGCCCGCGAATCAACCCATCCTGTTCATAGATCAATTCACTATCCGGCTGTATCGTCAGAACGCCCGTTCCGCCTGTGGGTAGAATGTTCATTTGGGATGTGCGGGATGCGCCCGTTCGTGCGCGCTGGAGCCGCCGCGCCCGGCCATGTCACGGCAACTTTGTTTGATGTCCTCCAGCGCCCCAGTCTGCCGCTCGAGCTGGCGCAACGCCGGATCGCCGCTTTGCCCGATCCGCCCGCCGCCGCCAATCGCCCGCATCGAGTCCACCTTCACCGACAGCGGCCCTTTCGCTTTCGCGGGATCGTCGATCGCATCGATCTGGTCCTGCGTTTTCAACGCCTCCGTCCGCTTGTCGGCGCCCGTCAGCCGGTCCCCCTTGCGTTCCGCCTGGTCCGCGTCATACCAGAGCATGTCCTCCTTTTTCTTGAAGTAGTCGCGTTGCTGCTTCGGCGTCATCGTCTTCAGCTTGCGATCCTCGATCTCCTTCGCCTCGTCCGCCTGGGAGTCCGCCAGCTTCTTGTCGGCCTCGGCCTGCTTGTCCGCCGCCTCCTTCGCGTCCCGCGCCTTCCCCTCCGCGTTCTCCTTCTGCTGCGCGTCTATCCTTTCCTGCAATTTCAGGACGTTCAACTCCCCCTCCTGCTGGTCATCGAGCCCCAGCGACAAAGCGAACTTCACAGAGTTCACCAGTTGCGCGTTATCGCGATCGGCGATCAACTCCGTCAGCTTTTGCTCCCCCGTCATCGCCGCCAGCCGATGCTTCTCCTGCAGGTCTGCGATTTCATCCGCGATCCGCTTCCGTTTTTCCCCCGCCTCCTCGGCCTTCCGCCCCGCCTCTTCTTCGGCGCGATCCTCTTTCGCCGCCGCCGCGTCCGCCTCCCCATCGTCGGCGTCGCCGGTCGGCGCCGCGGGCGTCTCGGAATCATCCTTGGTTTCTTGATTCGCAACCCCCTGAAGCGCCTCCCTCTGTTGTTTCAGCGCCGCGATCTGCTGCTCCAGCGGGTCGGTAATAAAGGCTGACCTGCCGTGGGACTTATCAAGCGCCAGCTCTTCCTTCAGCTCGACCTCCTGTTGCATCAGGTCGAGGATTTGAGCCTGCGTCCCGTTGGGATCGGCAAGGTCACCCGCTATCTGGTCTTGGGTGTGCCCATGCATCTCCGCCCACAAAATGCCCACCCCCTGCGCCGCCTTATTAAAAAATTCCAGCGTTTCCCCCGCCCAAACCGTCAAGGATTCCTTGAACTTTTCGATCCGTATTTGTGCCGCCGCCAGGTCGCTCACCGCCTGATTGCTCATCACAGGGAACGCATCCCCCAGCCGCTCGATCTCCTCACGGCCCGCCCGGAACAAATTGATCAGCGACGCCTGCCGCGTCCCCACCAGGTCCCCGGCCGCCGCCAGCGCCGCATGCTGGTCCGCCGCCCCATGCACCGCGTCCGCCAGCGCCAGGATCGTATCCCGCGGCCCCGTCAGCCCCTGCAGCTTCTCCATGCTGATCCCCAGGTCCGCAAAATGTTTCTCCGCCGCCTTATCCCCGCTGAGCGCCTTCTGCGCTTCCAGGAATGCCTTGAAGCCCCCCTTGCTCACCGTATCCATATCCCCCCCCATCAGCTTCACCGCGTTCCCCAGCTTCTGCACATTCTCCGCCGTATCCCCGAATTTTTTCGACACCTCCTCCACGTCCTTCGCCCGATCCATCGCCCCCGCGAACATCGCCCCCAGCCCGATCCCCGCGAACAACGACGACACGCTCCCCGCAAACCCAGCCGCCTGCGATTTCATCTCATCCAGCCCGGCCTTGAAAGCCGCATTTTTAATCCCAACAGGAACGTCCATAGTCAGCGTCCCCCGTCCTTCGAAGCCTTGGCGTAGGAGGATCGCGCCGCAGCCCACGCATCCGCCCGTTCCTTGCCCAGGTCTGCCAGCACCACCGTGTACAGGTCCGCCTCGCTCAATGTCGTCAGGTCCGGCAGATGGCTCACCGCCTCATCCCCGTCCCTCACGAACCGCATCTCCCCGCCCTCCTGCTCACTGATCGCCCCGTCGATCCAGCACGCCTCGCCAGGCGCAATCCCATTCCAGATTTCATCCCGGGACAAATTAGTCCGCCGCATCAGCGACGTCACCCGCGCCAGCACCGCCGGCGCCGTCAGCCGGCGCGGCACGATCTCCGCCTCATTCTGCCAGAACTCCGGCATCGCCTCATGCGCGGCCCGGTACGCCCCGAATCGGTCCATCTCCCGCCGCAGAAACCCCGCGTCATTCCTGTGCCGTCGATACATCAGCCGATCCCGCAAAGACGGCCGCAGGTCCGGCTGATTCGGCCAGCGTGAGCGGCAAATCTTCACCCCCACCTGCAGGTCCGGCAGCGACGCCTGCGCATCCGGGTCCAGCAATGGCGACTCAACCGCATGCAGCGTCAGCAGATGCCAGAAAGAAAAAAGAAACAGCCGCCGTCCTAGAACGCGGTGCGCGCCTGGAAACAGGCAGCGATAAAACGAATCATCCACCGGCTACGCCGGTTTTGGTGCCGCCGTAGCGGGACCTGGCTTTTTTTCCAACACCGCCGCTTCCTGCTTCGAAAACTCCTCCGAGATCGCCGCCAGAATGCCCGCGATACTCTTCTTCGTCGTCGCGATCCGCGCCGTCAGACTCTTGATCGTCCCCGCGCTCGTCGCCACGAACTCCGCCTTCGATTGATCCTGGATCGATTGCGTCAGGCTCACCACCCGCGCCTCGAGGCTTTTGACCTCGCGTTCCATGTTCCCCTTGAAAGCCGTGAAAGTCGCCGCGTCCATGGCTGTTACAGCGTCACGTATTCACTGGTCAGAATGTCCAGCGTCACCATCCGGAACCCCTTGTTCTTCTCCACCCGGCCCACCTTCGTGATCTCGTAAATCACCGCCTGGTACGTCAACTGCGTCCCCACCGCCGGCAGCGAGTACGTCGATAGAATCTTGATCGTGATCTTCCCCGTGAACGTCTCATCGTCCATCCGCCGCTCGACCACATTCCCGTTCTCATCCTCAGTCTTGTCCCGATTCGCAAAGTCGTCATCCAGCGAGAAATCCTGGACCGTGGCATTGGTGACAGTGCCGCCGATCCCGTAAAGATGCGCGGTACCGTAATCGAAGGTTGGGACAGCCATGCCACCGGACAAATGTCAAAAGCCCCCGGGTAACTGATCGACCATCGGCGCGCAGCGCCGCGTTGGGTCCAGGCATCATGCCTGGTCAAACGGCTGCGCCACAGCCGTGAACACGAGCTGGTCGTGCCACTTATCCCCATCCATCGAGTCCCGGTCATCCGCCGGGAAGAAATCGTAAACATGCAGCCCCTTCACCGCCCGGTTATCCGGCCCCGTCAGAGGCTTGTTCAGCGCCAGCAAGAGCGCCCCCCCCAGCCTGTTCTCGTCCCCGATCGCCGCCGTCAGGTCCACCGGCGCCAGCAACGTATAAAACACATCCTCCAGCCGCGCATCCGCCGCCGCGCGATCCTCGTCATTCGCATCACTCTTCTGATGCCACACCACCGTCACGCTCGAAACCCCCACCTCCGCCGGCAGATCCTCATGCGGCCGCGAATCCGTCGCATACACCACATGGTACGGGACCTCCGGCTCCACATTCGCGTGCCCCTCGACGATGATCTGCGCTTTCAGCGACGCATCCCCCGTCCCCTTCACAAACGCAATCACCGCCTTCTCCAGCTTGCGCCGCAACATGATGGCCATCGGGTTCATAGCAATGCCGCGGTGTCTACGCGGCCGCGACGTGGAATCCGGCCTTCCGGGCGTTATACGCCACCACATGCGCGATGCTGATCTCCATTTTCTGCCGCTGGTACCGGAGAGCCTCCGCCACTTCCACCTGGCTCAACACACGGTTGATGTATGGGACGTGGTTGTGAAGAATCACGTGGGGATTATTGATCGACCCGCTGTTGTCCGTAGCGCCGCCGGCGCGTGTGCTCTTGTGACCTGTGACCCAGGCCGGCATTCCCCGCGTCCCGCCAACCGCGGCCGCCGCCGCCGCCCAGCCGCCTTTGGCAATACCGACCCTCTTCCGTACCTTCATGAAGTAGCTCACGAAATTGCGGCGCTTTACGCCCATCTTATCGATGAACTTCCAGCGCCCGATATCGCGGGTGCGTTTCCCGGCCGTCGTGACCCGGCCGCGGCTGTCCCGGTATTTTTGATGATGGGCGCTCATCTCCCCAAAGCTGGCGTCGGGCTTGAAGAGAAATTTTTCCATGCCGAAAACGTCGCCTTTTGCTGTCACCCACAGGCGATCCGCGTTCATCCCTTCAAAGACATTGGCTACGATCCACGGGGACAGCGGCATGAAGATTCCCTCCCAAGCCGCGCCTCGGCCGCCAACCAGGTCTCGATGGATCGCCCCCTCCCCCTTTTTCTTCGCCTGCTGGTTGAGTCCAAAAGGCTGCGTCTGCATGGCCAGATTTACGCAGATCAGGCGTGCGTTTTGACGGACCACGGCGCCGAAGCTCTTCCCGGTCTCGCGGGCAAGCTGGTGCAGCGCCGCGTCGAAACGGGCCAGTTCCTCAGTGAGGGCCGCTTGCGGGATCTCGACGACTATACCGCCGCCAGTCATGGCCTATTTGCTCTTGCTCGGGTTCGCCAGATGCAGCGTCATCGAGATCGCATCCTGCATCGCCTTCACGATCCGGTATTTCCGTCCCTGGATCATCAGCCGTTTCCCATCGAGCGCCCGCTCGATCGGTTGCGCGAACTTCCCGCCGAACTGCTCCCGCCCCGCCACGATCGTCGCATTGTAAGTCCCCACGAACCCGCCCCCATCGGTCATCAACTCCTTCTCCGAATCAAACAAATCCACGTCGCCGCAGAACGTGTACCGCCCGATCCGGAACTCCTCTTGTCCAAAGATCGCGCCCGCAATCTCCATCCCCTGCCCCATGAAGTGAAGGAAATCGTTCACGGTTCAGCGCCAGAAAAATGCGAACGCACCCTTGATGATCGTCAGATTCACCTGCTGAAGGATGAGCCATTTCAGCCATGTGAGGACACCAAAGCAAAAATCCATCCACGCCCAAAAAATCGAGTGGTGAATGTGAAAACCGATCACCGCCGTGCAAAGACAAAACAGAATATAGGTGGCGCGCTTCATTGGTCCCAATTCATCGGGTCACTTCCAAAGGACCATGGCCCGCTTCCCATTATTGACCTTCCCCGGCACCAGGCAGAGCTGCACCAGGTCCCGCGCCTTGGCCGGCGTGAGAAGCTTCGGCGCCACGTCCGAGAACGCCTGGCACGGCGCGAAGAGCACCGTCCGGTCGAAAAGTTTTGAAAATGCGATGTCACCGGAAAGTTTCCGCGCCGCCTGTTCGTCGGACAGCGTATAAGAGACCGGCCCGATCGATCCCGGTACCGCCGCCACCGCCGTGCACATCAGCCCCGGCTCCGTCTCGTCGCAATACCGCCCAGCGCCCAGCGCGATCAGCATTTGTTCGAGGACCAGGATTTCCCCGATCTTCGCGTTCCGCTCCGCGATCAGCTTGTGACCCTCCCCCACCAGGGACGAGACAGTTGGGAGTTTTGCGGCCATGGATTACAGACGTTTGTAAAATGATCGGCGCGCAGCGCCGTACTGGGTCCAGGGATCATCCCTGGCCGCCGCCCCGCCAGGCAGCAGACCCGGTTTCGGGCCGGGCCGCGCACGCCTGGCGAAGACGACGGAAAATGGGAGCCGAGACGCCCGTTCAAGAACGGGACTGGCAAGGCCCTTTTAGAAAATGAACCCGAACGTCGCGGACACCGCGATGTTGCTCCCCGCGCTGGCCGAGGCCGTCGCCACGAGCTGGAGGTACCGGCCGATCCCGATCGGCACCGCAAACTGGGCATACTGCGCCAGGCCGCCCGGCGTCAGGGTCCCAGCGACGGTCACCACCGGTGCATTGATCGTATTGCCGAACGTGATCCCGTCCGCCGAGTCCTGGAGCTGCAAAGTGATCGTGTAAGTATTCACCAGCGCCGGCGTCGCCGGCAGATTGATGAAAAGCTCCACGTCATACAGCCGGCCGGGATTCACACTGGCCGTGTCGAGGATCGCGCTCGTCGCCGAGGCCCCGGCTGCCGGCAGCGCAATCGAGAGCTGAAGGTTGAGGTCCTGCAGCGTCCGCGCGTTGACCGAGTTATCGTTAGCGAAGGGTCCGGTTCCGTAAGGCATAAATTTTGGTTTCTAGTTCTTCGATGGCTTACAGGGCCGGCTGCGCAACCAGCGATTGGAACACACCCGCATGCTCATTCGGCAGCAGTGAGTCGGTGACCTGGATCGTGATGCCCATCGCGCTCACGGGCAGCTCGGGATACACACCCCCGGCGCTCAGGCCCTTGTTCGCCGGCGTCGCGACGTTCACGGTGGCGCGGCTGGCCTGGAGGCTCAGACGGGCGCTCGTGTTCATCATCCAGCGCCATTTCGTCAGGTCCTGCTGCAGCGCATACGGCACCTTGGCCAGGAGGGCCGCGGCCACCGCGTCGCTGAAGGGATACGCCGAGGTCACATTGACCACCCGGTAGGCGTTCTGCGGTCGTGCCATCACGAACCCGAGATACGCCAGGAAATTGTTGATGTACGCCATGTACAGCAGTTGCGGATTGCTGCCGGAGATGGCGAGCTGCTGTTTCAGCCAGACGTCGTTCATCGTCATCCGCCCGGAATTCCCGAGCAGGAAATGGATGCCCTGGGGATTCACGACGTTGTCGTCGAGATAGACCAGGTACACGCTCGAACTCGAGGCCGTGCCGCTTCCGCCGGCGTTGATCTGGTTGTCGTTGCTATCGATCTGTGTCGAGAGCCCCACGAACCCGGCCGCGTTGATCGCGGTGCCGTACCACACCTGTGAGCCGATGGTAATCGCGCTTCCGCGAACCGTTGCGATGGCCTCATCTGCGAGCAGATCGCCCAAAATCAAATCGGCGTTCTCCGACTGCGCCGCCACCACGATGTCTTCCGGCACCCGCATCGCCGCTTCGAACACCGCCATCGAGCCCAGCTTCTTGTCCCAGGCCGATTTCGTCACCGGCACGCCGCCGCCGACATTGCGGAAAGCGCCAGTCGGCAGCTCCGTCCGGGTCAGGGTCGAGTAAGTCACGCCGCTTTTCGGAAAGCAGGGGAACACCCGAAGCTCCGGAGCAAAAGTCAGGACGCCTTCGAGGACGGCCTGGACATTCTTGGAGCTGCGTGCCGCGAGGTCGAGTAAGGTATAAGTGCCGAGAGCCATAGTGTTTTGGGAAAAAGTTGCGGAGTTAAATGCGGGGGACTGTCAAAGCGCCCGGTTAGGCTGCGACGGCTTCCCCTTGAGCCTTGAAGCCCGCGGCCAGCCGCTGGCGGGGAGTAAGTGCCGGGTCCGTCGCGGCGACCTCGCCGGCGACCGTGGCTTTCACCTTCGGCAGCACCAGCCCATTGGCCGCGTACAGCTCGCGCACCTTCAATTCGGCGCGGTCATCGGAAGTCTTGAGATTGGTCTCCGCGGTCGTCTTCGCCGTATTGGCCTCCGCCAGGCTCAACTTCGAAGCGTCCAGATCGGTCGTGAGCTTCGCGGAAGCGTCGGTGGCCACCTTCAGGTCCGCGTCCGCTTTGTCGGCCCGCTGATTGGCAGTTGTGAGATCGGTCGTGAGCTTCGTGGAAGCCTCAGTGGCGATCTTCAGGTCCGCGTCGCCTTTGTCCGCCCGCTGATTGGCGGTGGAGAGTTGGCCTTCCAACTCGGTGATTCTTGCGGTGAGCTGAGGAACGGTAGGCGCGGGCATGCAACTCGCGCGCTGTCAATTCACGTCCAGCAGGCTATAACCGATCAGCGCCTCCAGCGCATCGAGCGCGTCGCTGAATCCGCCGGTCCCGTCCACGATGCCCGCATCGATGGCGTCGGAGCCGGAGAAACACTGACCGCGCATGGAGCTGGCATCGACCTGCGGGCGCACGGATTGGATCCAACCGGTGAATTTCGCGTTGATGGCTTCGATCCAGGCCTGGAGGTATTCGAGTTCATCCTCGGTGGCCGGCCGGAAGGCGTTGCCAGCCGCCTTCAGGTCGCTGGCTTCCGGGGTGAGGATATTCATCTTCACGCCGAGATTTTCGAGCAGCCGGGAGATATCCGGGAACGTGCAGATGGTGCCGATGGAGCCGACGATGGAACTGGAAGAGGCGATGATCGCGGTGCTCGCGCTGGCGAAATAGTAGGCGGCGCTCGCTCCGAAGGTTTCAATGTAGGAGACGACGGGCTTTTGAATCACCGCGGCCTGCACGGCCGCCGCTGCCTCCGGCGCGCCCACGGCCGAACCGCCTGGGCTTGAGATATAGAGCAGGATCCCGCGCACCGTATCGTCCGCCGCCGCCTGCCCCAGCTCGGAGATCAGATCGTTGTAATGGGTATCGCCAAAAAGTTTGTCCACGTTCGTCGCCGTCCGGCTCAGGACCTCATTGCAATGGATCATCCCGATCCCCTGGACCACCTGGTAAGGGCGCCGCCCGTTCACAAAATCCGCCAGCGTCAGCTCCTGTTTCATCCCGCTCGGCACCCCGGCATGCGCGTGCATCCGCTCTTCGATGTTCTGCCGGCGCATCAGCCACGCCGCCAGCGCCGGCGCGTGAATCGCGATCGGCTCACTCAAAAGAAATTCCGGAATGCGCATGATCAATTCTCCGGCTCGACAAACACCTTCCCCCGAAGCTGGAAAATTCCCCCCTGCCGGCGCCGCCCCGACCGCTTGAACGCCGAGAACACCGTGTCCTTATTCAGCCCCCAGGACGTCAGCCGTTCCTCCCCTTCAAAAATCGCATACCACTTTCGAGCTTTCATTTAATGATGCTCCCAATGTCAGAACTCGGCTTGCCACGGCGTAGCGCCGCGCAGCGGCACGAAGCCGGGTCCAAGAACTCAATCCAAAAGTAACCACGTGGTTCCATGGTTGGTCTGATCCCGTGAGAGTTACGCTCCGAAAATAGCCCGGTTTTCCCGAAACCCGCGCATAAGTCATTCAAAAGCCTCGCCTGATTTACAGACGTTTGTAACTCGGCGCCCAGCGCCGTATTGGGTGCAGGGATCATCCCTGCCTTTGCGCCTTTGCGCCTTTGCGTGAGCATCATCATTGCCCCCCGCCTCCGCCCTCTCCGCCCCCGCCCCCGCCCCCAAAACTCTCCCCAGCCCCCGGCAGCGTCCCCTGCCCAGGCTTCGACGATCTCCACATCGGCATATTCTTCAGCCACAGCGCCAGCAGCGCCGCCCCTTCCTCGGGCGACAAATCCTTGCAATTCGCGATCTCCTGCTTCGCCGTCCGGATAAATTCAATCGGCTCCCGGATCCATTGCAGCATCACATTCCGGTAATTCAACCCCCGCGCGTTGCAATACTCCCGGAGCGTCAGCATCCCGTTCGCCAGCAACTCGATCAGCAGCCGCGTCTCATGCCCGTTATCCACCGTCACCCGCGGCGGCGTCTGCCACGATAGCTTCGACGCCCACCCCTTATCCTTACACGGCCGCAGCATCCCCATCTTGATCCGGTAGTCCAGGTACCGGAACGCCACCGGATTGCAGAACCGGTAAATACATCCGTCCCCCAACACCTGGAACAACAAATCCGCCTTCGACAAAATGAACCGCATATTCGCCCCCCCCAGCTTCTCCGGATCCCAACTGAACGAAGCCGGCAGCCCCAGCGACGCGAACACATTCCGCATAAAAATGTTCGTGATGAAAGCCTCCACCAGCGGCGACGGCGAATTCGTGCTCAGCAATTGCGCCTCCCCGTCCCCGTTCAGATACGCGATCCCGCCCCCGCTCGCCGTCGTCAGCTTCTCCAGTTGCGAGTAATCCGTCGGACGCGCCCCATCCCGATCGCTCTCCTTCCCGCCCGGCGTCGCCCGTTGCAGCCCCCCCACCGCCCCGCGCCCCCGCGACTTCGGCACATTCTTCAACACCAGCGCGATGAGTTGCTGCGCCTTCGCGCTCCGCGTCGCCAGCCGCGTCAGCTCATAGATATCCACCAGCGGATTCACCGCCTGCGCCAGATCGCTGATCCCCCGCACCTGGTTCACCGCGTGCGGCTTATACCAGTGGATCATTTGCGACGCCGGGATCGGCGTCCACGTCATCCCATCCAGGTTCCGATGGTGATACGCCACCGGCCGCGAATTCAGGTCCAACTCCACCCCGTCCAGGATGATCTTGTCCCCGATGCTCCCAGCCGGAGGCGGCGTAGAAATTTCCTCACTATCAAAAATCTGAAAAGCCGGCTCCCCTCCCCACTTTTCATTATTACCTAATCCACATAAAAACTCCCCCCGGAGAACCCGTTGTTCCACAGCCGCCGTCTGCGCTTCGTAAAACGTCCGCCGCGCCGAAAGATCGCATCGATCCGGCGTCGTCGCATATTGCTCGAAGTCATCCTCCGCGAGCTGGTTCCACTCATCATCCGTCGAGTTGCACTCCAGCGAAATCCCCCTTCCCACCGTATGCCGCGCGATCCCGCCCACCCCTTCCTTCACAATCCCGAAATTCTGCCACACCCACTCGATCTTCTCATTAATCATCCGCCGCGTCGTAGCCGTCAGGTAAAGCGCGCTATCCAGCGGCAAAATGAACCTCACATTCGACCGATCAATCGAATCCAGGATCGTATCCGAAAACGCGTTCGTCCCAATCCCCAGGTACCGCGAGATCAGCCCCAGCACATTGATCACGGCCGCCCCCCTTGTCCCGGCGTAGCGCCCATCCCGTAAATCCTGTCATCCTGTCTAAAATTCCCCCTGGTCATGGCCACGACTCCTCATTGCCCCGTCCACCATCCCCATCTGGAACCGTCCGCTTGAAATCGAGAAAAGTAATCGGCCCGTACCCATGGAAATCCCGCATCGCCTCCACGCACGCCCGCGCCATTTGCACCGCCGTCACAGTCGATTGCCGCCCAAACGTCTTCCCATTGAGCGACCCCGTAACCACGAACCCCAACTCCCCCTTCCCCGCCGCGATCTGCCCCAGCGCCGCCTCCAGCAATTGGTCGACATATTCCTTCTTCCCCGCCTCGAGCTGGAACCCGAGGACATCTTGCAAATCGGACGAGGCGGACATCAACGCAGGGGGGTGTCAAAACCTCCCTTCGCCCATCCTGTCCATCCCGTTCATCCCGTCCAAATTCCCCCCGGCAAAAAGAAAGGCCCCGACTTGCCGCGGCACGACGCCGGGTCTCCGCCAAAAAAAGACAGCGGCCCCGATCTCCGAAGAGTGGGGCCGCTGCTAGTCGCCTGGCCGAGTCTTCGGCCCTGTCAACGCCCCGCCGAGGAGCCAGCGAAGCCCCCTCGGCAATGAATCAGCCGGCGGAGCCGCTCGATGCGTCGCGGACGGGGTCGTGGCCGCAACACGCGCGGCAGCGCGGGCGCCCCAATCGATCCATCCTACTCCCCCAATAATCATTTTCCCAGCGCTTCCGCCGCCGTCCGCCGCGCCCCCGCCTCCGCCCGGTGCCCATCCAGGCACTCCTCCACAAACCCCGCCATCACCCGTTGCTGCTTCTCGCAATCCCCCAGATGGTTATTCTTCGTCCGCGACGTCCACACCCGGCGCCCATCCTTCTCCACCTGCGTTTCGTCCGTCAGATGCGCCTTATAGTGCGCATCGCAATTCACCGGCAGCCACCAGAACACCGGCCCCGCCACACTCGCCCCGTCCTTGATGCAGTCATAGTAAAGGTTGCAAGCGAAGTAATCCGACCAAAACCAAACCAGGTCCAGCCGATCGTCCATAATCGGCGACAGCCGCACCGTATTGCCCCGCGTCTTGCTCGCATCACCGCCCTTCGACGGGCTGAACACCGCGCTGTTGCTCATGCAAAACGCATACACATTCTTGTTGTCCTGCGCCTCGAACCCCGAGTCCACCAGCCCCGACGTGATCACATATTCACGCACCGTCCCATCCTCCCGCGTGAACGTGAACTGACGCAGCCGCCCCGCCGCATCCGCGCGCAGCCCGCATATCTCCAACAACTGCTCCCAGCTCACCGCCTCCCCCCAGTCCACCAGCGCCGACCACGTCGGCCAATCCGGGTTATCCCACAGAATCCCCCATGCCCGAATCACGAACCAGAACTGCATGCCCTGCACGTCAATCGTGATCGTCAGAATTTCCGCCTCGATCGGAATTTGCCCCTGCACATATCGCATCGGCGTCCGCGCCACCACCCGGTCGATATCCTCCTCCTTGATCACCGTCCCCAGCCGGATAAACGGCAGCCCCAGCGTGAAATTATAGAACTTGATCATCGCCCCCAGGTTCCCCTTCGCCTCGATGAACTCCTTCGCGATCATCCCCCAATACTCGAACGGGTTCTTCGCAGCCCACACGTGGAACGAAAGCTTGTCCCGCGCCGCGCCAGGGTTGTGCGAGACCCACCAATACCGATCCAGCATCCAGCCCAGGTGCGTAAACTCGATATCCTTCTTGCAGTGCGCGCACTCGTAAGTCGTATCCGCCTCCACCGCGTCCATGTCATAGCCCACCTTCACTGGCTCCGTTTGCGTCGGGTCATCCAGCCGCGGTCGTTCCCCATAAATGGCAAACTGCGAAAACTTGAATTGCCCCGTCTTCTCCTCCCGCCAATGCTCCCGCGCGGGCAGCGATCCCCTCTTACTCCCTTTCGTCCGGATCAACTGCAATCGCTTATTGAACGGGACAAGTTTTTGCTCGATGAAAAAACTGAACCGCTGCCATCCGCGCAGCGTTGGTTCATAACTCAATGGCGACCGCCCCGGCTCCACGTCCTCATTCGATGGAGCTACCCAAGGCTCCGCCGGCGCCTTACTTTTACGGCTCCTCTCAGACTGCGCCGCCGAATACGCCGAACAATACGGACACGGAAAATAACAGTAATGCTGCGATCTCCGCAAAAAATCCTGCCACGTCGGGGACAACTCCCCTCCCTCACCAGGCGTCGAGCTATCGATCACCAGCCGCGACTTCGCGAACAACTTCGTCCGCGCCACAATCTTGTCATAACTCGCCGCGTCCCGATCAATGCTCGCCCGGCACCGATCCCTCTCGTTGATTACCGCCAGCTCCGCGTTGAACCCGTGTAAGTCAGCCTCCGCGCCCGAGGCCACGATCCGCAGCCGCTTCCCGCGAAATGCCTTTGCCAGCGTCGTCCACGCCTTCCGCGAAATGATAGCCAGGTCCCGCACCGGCCGGCATTGCAGCAGGTACTCCTCCAGTTCCGATCGCACCAGATTCACCGCGCTCTTCCGCGTCGGATCCAGCCACACCACGTCCCCGAACCGCTCCCCCAGCCAATACAACACCATGCAAATTGAAAACAGCGTCTTCCCCACCCGCGCCGACGCCACCACCGTGATGAAATGCACCCCGCGCCTCTGCGCCAGGTCATAGATCCCGCGGAAGATCGGCACCCGTCCCGTCCGCAGGCTCCCCGTGCATGGACCCCCCGCCTCCTCCGGGATCACCACCCATCGGTCCAGCCACTTCCACAACCGCGTCCGCGGCCGAGGCCGGATCGTCGCCCGGATAATCGCCTTCAGCCAATCCACAGCCACAAGCGATTTACGATTCGGGATCACCCTTCCCACCGCGTGTCGCCCCGCCGAATGACATCCTTGTCCCGGCGTAGCCCCGTCCCGCCACTGCGGGACGGGACGAAGCCGGAAGCGCCGCCAAATCCCAAATCCGAAATCGCCATGCTCGCCAAATTAAAAGCCTGGTTGCAAAAACGCCGCCACCGCTGCCGTGTCTTCGAGCAACTCGACGTGCTCCAGGTCACCGAATCCTACAACCCGGCCCGCATCATCAGGGAGAGCCAGGAAGCCCGCGGCGTCATCGAGCGCCACACCCTCTGGCGCTCCCGCTGCGTTGAATGCCGCGGCCTCTCCCTCCAGACCGAGACCAGCGAAGGATACAAATCCGGAGAGTTAGCTTGAACCGCTAATCCGGTGTAACCTGCCGGATGTACCCCGAAGCACTCACGATAACCCTCGAACAGGCTCGCCTTTCATTTGCCCAATGGTGGGCCGATTTCCAAAGCGATCCTTCAAAATTCACAACCGTGCCGGATTTGGAAGGCAAGGATTCGTCCGAAATTTTCTTTGGATACGCCACGAGATTTGGAGCCGCATAATGAACACCGCGACCGGCGATATCGCCTACCTCGAACACTTCCAGCGCACCTTGTCTCCCGAGATGCTAAAAGGCGTCGTCGTGATCGATCGGCTCAATCTCAGCCCCTTCCACCAGCGCCAGCTCGAGCAAACCGGCCAAACCAAGGTCGCCCGAAATTCCCCGTGCCCATGCGGCAGCGGCCGCAAATTCAAGCTCTGCTGTTTTCGCCCGTAACTTTTTTCCGTGATTTCCGAACTGATCCTTGTTTACCGCGAGAGCGAGGACCTCGGCCGGCCCTGGCGCCATTCTCTTTCGGTAATGCGCCCTCACGCGACCCCGGATCAACTGGCCGCGGCGGTGCGGGAGCTTCGCGAGGCAGTCGCGCGGCAGCCGGCAGTGCCGCCGCATCTGGAGACCCTGCCTGATCATCATCTGCCGTGCATTCCGTCTCTGGGTTCGCGCGCATCGCGTCCTGAATAACCCTCCGCCCGATCCGCGCCAGCGTGAGCCGGACGAGCTGCTCCACCAATCGCAGCAGCGCCTCGCGATCCTGCCCATCAAAACTCACCAGGGCGAACAACCGTTCAGTCTCCTCGTCCCATTCCTCCCCGTCCCTTGGCCCGGCGAAGCCAGGCGAAGACGGCTCATCGATATATGACGTCGAGTGCAGGTCCGCGATCACCGCGTCCATCTCATCCCTCAACTTCTCCTCCGCCACCGACTCCTCCCGGATCCCCACCAGGAACCGCGCCGCCCGCGCTGGGAATTGCGACAGCTTCGTCTGGATCGCCGCGAACGTCGCCCCCAGCGGCACCTCCAGGTCCGCCGCCACCAGCATCCTCCCCTCCAGATGGTCGATATCGATATCCAGCTTCCTCACAATCCTCATCTCACGCTGCACCTTCCAGTCCCGTAGATTCTTCGGCGCCCCCGGGTCAACGCCGGCGCCGTCCTCGCCCTCCCTTGATCCGGCGTAGTCCAACGAAGCCGATTCATCAGACCCCGCGAGTCCATGAGTCACCATCGCCACCTTCCAGGCCGCCACATCATGCCGTCCATCCGCCCGAGGCCTCGGCAACGCCCCCGCCAGGTCCTGGCGCTCCCGCCATTTCAAAATGCTGCGCCGGCTAACCCCCAGGAGTTGCCCCAGTTCATCCCACGTCGAAGCGTAGTTTACAGACGTTTGTAAACCCGCGCCCGCCGCCGCCGTACTGCTCGAATGCGCAGCATCCAGCATCCGCCTTTCATCCCGCGTCAGCGTCTTCCCGGCATTCAGCTTGCGGATGCAATTCGCCAGTTCCTTCGTCCGCAGTTTCTCGATATCTTCGGGGGACAGCGTCACCCCCGAGGCAGCGCGTCAATCGCCCGGAGGCTCCGTTGCCGCCAGCAATCCGTGCAACGCCAGGCCGCGCGGCGATTGCCGCCCCTGCTCCCATTGCTGGAGCGTGCGCTCGGAAATGGAAAGACGCTCCGCCGCCTTCCGCTGCGTGAGACTATTGCGCTGGCGCCACCGTTTCAGGCGGTCGGATATGTTCTGCGATCCAGCCATCGGTTTCGCCATAATCCATGAAGCGGCCGGCCTCGCACCAGGCGCGCAGTGCGCCGGGGGACAGGTCCAGATCGTCCGGCCAGAGAGCAGCCCCGTGGGCCACCGTGACCTGATTGAAGGATGCTTCGTCGCGCAGCCGCTCGAAGATGGGACCGCAATCCAGCAGCGGAGTCAGATCGACCTCGCCGGTCCATCCATCCTGGAAGGTAACGCGGACCCGGCGGCCGCCGATGGCCTCGATGGCCGTGACCCTTTCGGTGAAATATCTGTTCATGGCTTTTAGCGGAGGGGTTCGATTTTGTTTGGCTTGCGACCGGCTTGGACCGCATCCCAAGCCGCCTTAATTTCCGGGCGATGCTGGAATGCCCATTCGATCACGAGAGCCAGGGGCCGGTTGCTCATTTGCCCCGCCACCACCCGAAGCGTGCCGATTTCGACGGATACCTCCTCGTTGCCATAGATGGCGTGGAAGTGGGCGACGTGGCGCGAATCTTCGCGCGTCCGAAGAATAATATCGATTCCGAAGAAGCTGCTGAGTTTTGGCATTTGGTCTTTTGCGGGTTTGGTCGGTTCGCTCTTCCGTTTACAAGGTAGAAACTACGTGATTCACGTAGTCAACGCAAGAACTTTCTGCAATTATTTTTTGAGCCGGCAGTCGCGGCCTAGAACTCCATTTCCATCTGGTGATCCGTCCGGATTTCCCGTGCCCTGGCCTCGTAAGGGTCGTTTCCCGCCGTTTCGTTCGCGAGCTCGGCCCCGACTGCCCAGAAGTGCTTCCACCCCCTCTTGAGCGTCCTCCCTCGCGCCGTGTGCCTATCCAGCGCGAAATCCGGAATCTCCCTCCCCTCACGATTCCCCTCGTACATCACCACCAGCGCGTGATCCACCATCCGGCTCTTCCGGGCGCCAGCCAGGAACAGAACCGCGTGGACGAGGAAAAGCCGCTCCGGCGAATGAAGGGTATCCTTCTTCTTCCGCTGATCCACCCAGCTTTGGTAAAGCGCCTGCACCGTCGCCGGGCCCAACGGCTCCCCCAGCCCCACGTCCTCGCTCGCGATGATCCTGAGCCGTTTGAAAACGTACTCCCCGAAATTCGCCAGATCGAGTTCCGTCGCCCAGAACAGCGCCTCCTCGGCGAGGCCGCGGCGGATGCACTTCTGCATCGCGCTCGCGACCTCGCCAACCTTATAGCCGCCCGGCGTAATGGTCTCCGCGAACGTCACGCTGCCTCGCTTTCAGCGCCGCGCTCGTGCCGGCGTAGCGTCAGCGAAGCCGCAGCGAAGGCCTCGGCATCCTCGACGCAGGCCCGCATGTTCACTCCCTCGCTCGCAAGGCACCCGTCCGGCACCGCGCCCTGGGCAATCGCCAGTGCAGCCCCGACCGGTACCCGAAACTGCTTGCGCAGATAATGCCGCGCATCCTGGATGCTCGGGGCGTCCACGCGCAGCGTCTTGAACCGCGTCTCCAGCCGCCCCTTCGACTCCGCCCGCAGTCGCCCGTAGTTATTCGTCGTCGCCAGCACCATCATCCCCGCCGGCAGATAGTCCAGGTAAGTCAGAAGCTCCGCTCGGGCGCTCGAACTCGACTCGTCGAGTTCGTCGATCCGCTTCACCGTCCGCGCGGAGAAGAGATTGCCGCAGCCTGCCCGATCCCTCCACTCCCTCACCAGGTCAATGCCCAGCGACTGCCCATTGACCCGCTCGATCGCAAACGGCGAGCCCGTCATTTCCAGCGCCAGCAAATCGAGCAGATGGGATTTCCCCACGCCCGGATCGCCATGCAGCAGGATGGCCACGCTTTGATGCCGCGTCGCCAGCGCCCGCGCCGTCTCCAATACGGAGACGGCGGGCCCAACCAATGGAAGGTCGAGGCGGATCATAACGGTCGAATGGTGATGCTCCCTGGTTCGACGACCACCTGCACCCGGCTCCCGGTCGGGAAACCAGCCTCGTGCAGCCATTTCCCCGAGAGCCGGAGAAATGGCACGATGGAAAAGCTCCACCGGTTGCGCCTGAACAATCCTGATATGGTCGCGTGCCGGCTCATGGCTATGCCGCCTCCCGGCTCGCGCTCGCCAGCGCAATGATGTTCGCCCTAGTCGACGTGGCCACCGGCGCCGGCGTTTTGATAGTGCGAGTCTTACTATCATCCGCCGCGCGGGCATTCTTGGGGTCTAACTGGGCCCCAATTAGGACCATCGCCGCGAACGCCAGTTCCTCAGGCCCGCGGAATATCTCCCGCGCAGCCGCGTTCCACGGCACGACCGACTTGCTCACCGCGCCGAATCGGAACCGGTAATCCCCGGTCTTTTTGCATACATACACTTCCCCGGCCGCCCATGCGTCGAACGCCGGTTTCAATTCCTGATACCGGGCCCCGGCGCGCACGATCCTATTGACCTTACCCAGCCCGAGACTACGGATTCTGCTGATTGGTTTCATTCTATTGACGCCCGTTTTTGGTGGGGTTGGCTCTTCCCGTTTTTGGTTTTGCGTCCGATGATCTCCGTCGAACGAAAGGAGATTCGCCGTCGCCAGTCCTGACGTCGCGCTAATCCAATCGGACGATCACTTTTCCCTCGCCTGGCAAGGCCGCTGCTTACGAACCCGTCTCTTCAAATTGCTCCGCGAACGCGAGCAGCTCTTCCAGGGTCGGGGCCGCGATAAGATGAAAGCCGATTGGAGTTTCAGGGTACCAATGTAGCGTCCAAAGTTCGCCCGTCGCGATGCATTGGTACATCGAGGTCTCGTCCCTGAATGAATACGCGAGGCCGTCCCCGATGAATTCGGTAACCGTTTGATAAACGTCCCTGTGCTCGTTGTGGGAGAGAAAAAGGCCGCACTTGTGGGCGGGGAACTTCATGGATCGAGCAGCTTCTGCAACCCATCCGCGTATTCACGCCGTAGATCCAATGTGTCACCGCGCCCCCCCAGCCACCCCCGATAATCCTCCGGCGTGATGCACAGCCGCTCAACCCGAATCCCTCGCGGCCGCAGCGCCCGCGAAATGTAGGTGTTCACCTGGCGATGCCACTCCATTGCCCGGCGCGGATAAAAAAATCGGCAGTCCTCGTCGCTCTGGAAAGTGACGAGCCGCAGCTTGCGCCCGTCCCCCTTCTCAGGCAGACGGGCGCGAGCTACCCATTCGTCGGCGGCGTCCTTCGCGTTCTGCGCGGTCACGCCGGCAACTTCGCCCGCCGGCGCGTTCAATCCAAGTCCGGAATCCAGTCGCTCACGTGTTTCCACTTCTCCACCGTCCCGTCCTCGAGGGTGACGGTCACGCCGAGCGTCTTCTTGTCCTGGACCACCTTCCGGACGCGTTCGATTTTTCCATCGCGATAATACCGGACGAGCAGCCCGTCCGGCAGCTTGAGTGCCTTTTGATTTTGCATCTTGCATCGTGCCTGTTTTTAACGGGTTGGCTCTTCCCGGCTTGTCCCGGCATAGTCCCGCAACTGCGGGACGACGCCGGATTTGTTGTTGCTGCGAGGCTATTGCCCGCGCGATTCACCTGCCAGCTAAAAGGGCAATTGCATCGTGATCTTCTGAATGCCCGCGTAGTCCCGCTTCCGCGTCCCACTGTGGCCACCGGACGAAAAGATATCGCCCCACTTCTTTTGCAGCAGCGCCACGTCGCGCTTCTCCGTCGCGCTCGTCCGGTAAGCCGCCTGGCCGCCGCGGCCCGTGAAAGTTTCCTTCTGGCAAAAGGTATATCGACAATCCTTCACACACATCCGATGCCGCCGTGCATTCGCCGCCGCGATATCGAAATCATTCTTCGCGACGATCCGCTCATCGAACCGCAACCCATGCCCTTTCCTGAACCCCATCGCGCAGCCGTTGATGTAACCCGTGAGCATGATCGGCTTCAGCCCCGTATAATAACGCAGCGCCCCATTGCTCGCCTCCCATCCGAAGTAATAAGCGCCCACGTCGCGCGCCAGAATAGAAGTGGCCTCGATGATCGCCTCGATCAGCGGCGGCTCCCGGATCGTCGAGCTTTCCCCAGGCGAAACAAAGCACCGCTGCACTCCCACAATATCGTCATCGACAAACACCACCGCATCCTCGTCCCGAAAATAGTCGAGGATCCAATTCAGCTTCGGCGTCAGCCCCCTCACTCGATTAGGATGGGTGAGCACTCTGGACTCGCCGGCGGCCGCTAGATATTCGGGTTCCTGACTTTCCGGGACGCACACGAGAGCGCTTGGTAGCAGCCGGTGCGTGGTCATCGAGCTTGCCCGCGACATGGATGGAATGACGATTTTCATGGAGAGCCTTCAGCGCGCGTTCGAGCGGGATCGCCCGGCCGAGTCCGACGCCAGTTTTTTTGTATGACCGCTCCGGCCGGATACCGAGCAGGCCTTGAAGGAACGCGAACTCCGTCGCGTTCGTCGTAAAAATCAACACGTAGTCGTAACTCTCCCCCAGCTTCGCCGTGATGGGGAACTCCCCTTCCGGGATATCGCTCTCGGCAAGCAGCCGCTCCAGCTCCTCGCTCGTCACCGCCGAGAACCCCAGGTCCCCCGAGTCCAGTTCCGAGAGCAGCTTCATCAGCGCCGCATCGTCCCCCTCCGCCAGATCGGACAGCTTATTGTCCGCCACCAGGTCCCGAATCTCCTCCGCGCGATTCCGGTAATCCTGCATCTCGACCGGCACGTCCAGCCCTCGCCGTAGCGCCATCTGCCACGCCCCATGTCCCTTCGTAATGCACCCCGACAGCGACGACACCACAATCGACCGCCTCCATCCATTGCCAGGCCTGTTCCCGTCGCCCATCACCACCAGCTCATACCGATCCAACTGCCGCGCCGGATGCCTGTTCCAATTCCCCGGATACGGCTTCAACTCCCCCGCCGGCACAATCTTCGTAAACGCGCAAAACACCGGCACCCCCGACGCCTCGACCATCTTCCCCGATCCCGGCGGCAGCCGATTCCAAACCTTCCCTCTGGCAGATTTCTTGGCGCCCGTATGCGGAGAACCCTCTCCATTTTTTTGTGAAGATTTCATGGGAACCAGTTTTTTCATTAACGCGTAGAAAACCGCAGGGAGTCGCCAAGACCCCTGGGGAGGGCCTGTTGGCTAAGAGATTCCTTATAGGGGGGTGTATTGGCTATAACTTCCATAGGTGCCGGCCGATCAGAGCTTCTCGTAGAGGGCGTTGAGCGGGGCGAGGCGCTGCTTCAGCAGGCCGCGATCTTGGGATGACCACTGTTCGACTGGGCAGTTGGATATGCGGGCGTTCAGTTGATTGGTAGCCTGCATCAAGTGAGTGATGAAGGACGCAGCGCCGTAGCTTTTGCTTTCGCCCGTGCCACCGTCGAGTTCAGGCAGGATGCCAGCAAGCCGGTAAGCCTGCGTGACGCTGCTCGCGTTCTCAAGA